TCTTCGGGCTCGATATCGATGGGATCCAAAGTATCATCGAGGTCGAGATCGTCGGTGGGGGAGTCGTTCTCATCGGGTCCGTTGAGGATCTCATCGAGCACGTCGAGTAACTCGGGATCGGTGGGAGGCGCGACTCTGCGAGGGGGGGAGATGTTACGAGATCGTCGTCGAATCATTTTTAACTCCTAGAAGTGAGGACATATGCAGACAAGTAACTTGAGGGCTCAATTATACATAGCTCTCGTTAAAGCGGTAGAAGAGGAATACATGAGGACGCATGCTCTCGAGCTCTACCGAGAGATCACGGAGGTCCTCGACGAGCTCCGAGACGAAAAGAGGGAGCCCGTGGCTTTTTCGCGTGCCATGTTCCTTCGATTCCTGAATCGAGAGGATCGATGAGCAAAGAGCGCACCCCCATGAGTGAAGAAGAGAAAGAAGCACGTCGCGAAGCACGCCGAAAGTACCAACGAGAGAAATACGCGGCGATGAGCGAAGACGAGCGTAAAGCGAAGCTCGCGCGACAAGCCGAATACAGGCGCAGGGTACGCGCGGGCATGAGTGAGGAGGAGCGCGAAGAAGAGCGAGCTTATCAGCGCCTGGAGCGAGCGAACTGGACTCCCGAACAGAGGGAGGCTTATCGCAAGGCGCAACGAGAATATCAGCGGAGAAGGTTCGCCGCGATGAGCGAAGACGAGCGTGAAGAGAGGCGCAAGTACTTTCGAGAAAGGTACGCTGAGCAACGCGAAGCGAGGCGAGCTTATGCGCGGGAACAGTATGCTAAGAAGAAGGATCAGAGCAAATGAAACGCACCCCCATGAGTGAGGCGGAGTATCAGCGCTTAGTTCGAGCGAGCTGGACTCCCGAACAGAAAGAGGCTCGTCGCCAGGCTCAACGAGAATATCGCCGCAGAAAGTTTGCCGCGATGAGCGAAGAGGAGCGCGAAGCGTGGCGCGAGCAGCATCGACGATATCAGCGCGAGAGATATGCAGCACTGAGCGAAGAGGAGCGCGAAGCGATACGCGCACAGCAACGTGAATATCGACGCGCACAGCAACGAGCATATCAACGTAAGAGGCGCTCGGCCTTGAGCCCAGCTGAGCGGGAAAAAGAGCGGGCGTATCATAGAGAGTATGCTCGCCGTCGTAGAGCAGAGGAGACAGAGGAGGAGAGAGCAGAGAGGCTTCGAGTCCAACGAGAGCAGGCCCGACGCCGATATCACTCCATGAGCTTGGAAGAGAAAGAGAGATATCTCCGACACAAGCGGGCCATGAGACAAAAAAACACACACACCCAAGGAGAATGAGAGATGACCGACGAACAACGGAGAGCAAAGAAGGCAGCTGGGGAACGAGAGCGACGCAGACGAGAGCTCGCAACGGAGACTCCCGAGGATCGAGAGTTTCGGCTCATGGTCGCACGCGAGAAGGCGCGAGCCCGCTATGCCGCGATGAGCGAGGAAGAGCGGGAAGCAGTGCGAGCGTATCATCGTCGCAAATACGCGCAGGCGATGGCGAAGGAGACCCCAGAGCAACGTGAGGAGCGTCGCAAGAGACAGCGCGAGAACAGCCAGCGACATCGCAAGAGGCACAATGAGCGGAGGCGTATCAAGAGAGCGCTCGAGACCTCAGAGCAACGTGAGGAGCGTCTCAGGAGAGAGCGCGAAGCGAGACGCGCACGCCGAGCAGCGGAGACAGAGGAGGAGCACCAGGCGCGGCTCCAAAGAGAGCGAGAGAGACAGCGTGAGCGATATAAGGAGTACAAGGACGCACGCAACGCGAGGCGGCGCGAGTTGTATCGCAAGAGGCACAACGAGCGGAGGCGTATCAAGAGAGCGGAGGAGACAGACGAGCAGAGAGAAGCGAGGAGGAAGTATAATCGCGAGCACTACGCCTTACGAAAAGACGATTACAACGCGCGACGACGTGCACGACGTGCTCAGAAGAGAGCAGAAGGGACAAAGGCATGAGTGACCGAGCTGAGTATCATCGAGCTTACAGTCGGCGGAGATATCAGAATATGACTCCCGAGGAGAGGGAGGAGAGAGTGACTCGTGAACGAGAGCGACGAAGACGTGAACGAGAAACGGAGACACCCGAGGAGAGGGAGGAGCGACTGCGGTATCAGAGGGAGCTCGCTCGTCAGCGACGAATACGAGAGCGAGAAACGGAGACTCCCCAGGAGCGGGAGGAGCGACTGCTCTACCAACGCGAGTATGCCCGACAACGCTATCATGCGATGAGTCCTGAGCAGAAAGAGCGCTTCCTACAGAAGGTTCGTGAGTATCAGAGGGCTTACAAAGCCAAAGAGACACCTGAGCAGAGGGAGCGACGGCTCGAGCGTCAACGACGCAGTGATGCGCTGCGTAGAGCTCGAGAGACTCCTGAGCAGAGAGAGCGGAGGCTCGCGGGGATGCGGGAGTATATGCGCAGGCGAGCAGCTCGAGAGCGAGGTGAGTCATGAGTGCCTCGCGTCACGGAGAAGCACGTCGTGAGGCTCGTCGAAAGTATCAACGTCAATGGCTTGCCAACATGACCGACGAACAGCGCGAGCGTCGTCGCGAGTACAAGCGCCAATATGATCGCGAGCGCAGGGCGAAGATGACCGAAGAGGACCGCGAAGCGGAGGCGCTGTATCTAAAGGTCTCGAGGCTCCACATGACAGAAGAGCAGTTGGATGCCCGTCGAAAGTATCAGCGCGAGTACATGCGCAAACGCAGAGCTCAGGAGACTCCTGAGCAGAGAGAGCGGAGGCTGGCGGGGATGCGAGAATATAGGCGTCGATGCAGAGCTCGAGAGCGAGGTGAGTCATGAGTAAAGCAGAACGGAACCGAGAGAGACAACGACGCTTCAAAGCAAGGGAGACCTCAGAGGAGAGAGAGGAGAGGCTCAGGGAGCATCGGGAGTACATGCGCCTCATGAGATCCATCGAGACTCCCGAGGAGAGGGAGGCACGACTTGAAGGGCTCCGTGAGTATGGGCGACGGAGGAGAGCGCAGGAGACTCCCGAGGAGAGGGAGGCACGACTCGAAGGGCTCCGTGAGTATGGGCGACGAAGAAGAGCTCAGGAGACCCCAGAGGAGAGGGAGGCTCGACTCGCGAAGCGACGACTCCAAGCTCAGGAGAGGAGAGCTCGGGAGACACCTGAGCAGAGGGAGCGGAGGCTTGAGTATCTCCGAGCCTACAAGCAGAGGACTCGGGGGGGAGGCTGAATATTGTACCTCTGAGGTCACTCTTTGCTTGTGGGAGGCTCTGAGTACGTGTGGAGAGGAGAGAATGTATGTGAGGGGCCTTTTTTGCCCTGTACATCACGACCCTCCACCGACTCACCTCGGATCGGTGGAGGGTGGCCGAGTGTCTAGGACGACTTTACAACGAGGCGGGCACTGAGAGCAAGGAGAGCGGAGACAAGCTCACTCTGTGAGCATCCCTGCATCTCGGCCTCTGCGACGATCCGATCCTTGAGCTCTTCAGGGACTCGTATCACGAATCGATCTCCAGTGAAGGCAGGCTCAGGGAGCGTCGCTCCTGAGCTCAGAGCTTCAAGAGCGAGGTGGATGAGCCAACGGAACGCAGCGTGTCGACCGAGTGCATGGACTCTGAACTCGGGTTGAGCCTCGAGGAGCTCACAAGCTCGATAGATACGAGGCTCTTCAGAGAGTGGGAGGGCGACGTTAACGGAGGACTTCATCGGAGTCTCCTCGCGACACGGGCAGCTGATCGGACGACGAAGCGGGCGACGCTGAACCGATTGATCGGGTCACTGAGGGACTCAGCGAGGTCAACGGCCCGAATCGCCTGGACCTCATAGTCGGTGATGGATGGAGCACGAGGCTCCTCGGGTACGAGCCCGAGCTCCTCGTCTGAGATGGGTTCGATGTCGTAGAGGGTGGGTTCTGGATCAATGAACATGGGGGGTCCTGTATGATGTGTTGATGAGTTAGGGGCGGAGGGGGGTGTTTAGAGATACTCAAGAGCGATTGACCACGCGAGAGAGCCGTCAGAGTAGTAGAGCGAGCCGTTGAAGAGATAGGCCGCGTGATCTCGTGGCTGATGAGCCTTGAACTCTGAGAGCTCGATCAAGCAGTACCCCCCATCATGCCTCCAATGCTGATCGAAGGCGGCCTCAACAAGAGCCATATCAGCGGGCTCAGAGACAGGCTCAGCGGGGATGTCGTAAAGGGTAGGGTCTGAATCGATGAACATGGGGGGTCCTGTATGATGTGTAAGGGGGCCTCTAGGGGCTCTGTGTTGATGAGTTAGGTGTCGAGGTGGGGGTGAGCTATCAGGTGACCTCGTAGGAGGCCTCTAGGGGCTCTGTATCGAGGGGTTGAGGTGTCGAGGTACGGGTTGAGGCTCTATGGGGCTCAGTGCTCGTCGTAGCATGCCTCTGTGACCACATATACGCGGTCACACTCGTCACGTGTCGCCTTGTTCCAAGTGGGGTTTGCCTCGAGCAGATCGACGAGTTGGTCGAGAAGTGTGCTCAGTACGTCTGCGTCTTTGGCGCTGAGCGCTTGGCTCTCATATTCGGCGAGCAGTGCGGAGGCCTCGGGACACACGGTCTCATCGTCGTCCTCAATGGTCGCCGCAATGGGGGCTTCATCGGTGTACTCGTCGTCGTCGTCGTCGTCCTCAGTGAGCTCCTCAGTGAGCTCCTCAGTGAGCTCCTCAGTGAGCTCCTCAGTGAGCTCCTCAGTGAGCTCCTCAGTGGTTGCCTCAGCGGGGGAGTCGAGGTCATCGAACGCCTCATCAAGCTCAGGAGAGAGCACGAACTCCTCAGTGGGGGAGTCGAGGTCATCGAACGCATCGAACGCAGCGTCAAGCTCAGGAGAGGGTGTGAACTCCTCAGTGAGCTCCTCAGTGGACTCCTCAACGGGGGCAGAAGTAGGGGCGACGAGCTCACGGATCATGGTGAGGGCGAACTCTTGCTCTGCTGGGGTGGCTTCGATCTTGAGAGTGTAGGTTGCGGTTTGGATTTGAATCTTCATGGTGTGTTCCTTCGGTTCGTTGTGTGGTGTGTGGTGTGTGGTGTTGGTATCAGATGAGTGCGATGAATGACATGATAGTGTAGATAACGATGAAGAGTACGATCATGGTGCTTTCCTTTGGGTCTTTTGGTAGTGTGTGTTTGGTGTCGGTTGCCTAGTTGCCTAGGCTTCATGATTACAACTGTAGTCACACCTTGGCCCCCCGTCAAGAACTTTCTTCAAAAAAAGTTGACAAGGGGCCTTGAAGCCCCGAATCTAGGCCATATTGACCCCTAAAAAAAGTTGAGTGAGCCCTATGAGCGACGCGGTTAAGCACCCTTCCCACTACCGATCTGAGAGCGGACACGAGGCGATAGACGTCATCTCAGCTTGGCGACTCAACTTCGCACTAGGCAACGTGATCAAGTACGTGTGTCGAGCGGGTCTAAAGTCCCAAGATACCGAGCTTGAAGACCTGCGCAAAGCGCTCTTCTACCTCGAGTCTGAGATCAAGGCACGTCAAGAGTCTTCGGACTCAGGCAGCCATTGAGCGACGGTCGCGGGGATCTCAGTGTCCTCGGAGCGTCGGTTAGGGAGCTCCCCGAGTGAGCTGAGTCTGTTGATGATCGCGTATTGAAGATCGGCGAGCTGATCTCGATGGAGCTGGAGCTGGATCTGAGCATCTCTCAACCTTGCGATCAATGCCTCTCGGTCAGCGTTGGCTTTCGCTAATGTGTCGCGGAGCTCCTCGACCTCTGAGGGATCGCGACCGCTGGCGATCGCCATCATCGACGAGATGCTCCCCGTGATGACTCCGAGGATCCCTACGAGGACATCTCTGTTCTCATCCACGATATGCACGCGGGCGAGGAAGACGACGAGCACCACGACCAGGAGAAGGAAGAAAACAGCAAACCACCAACCTCGCTTCGCTTTGCCTTCGTCTATGTCGGATTGATCAACCATGTTACAGCCTCTCTCACTGTCTCGACGACGGTGACGATGTAATCAAACCATGCGAGCTCGTCAGCGATGCCCCAGAGCTCGAGGGCCTGTTTGTTAGATAAGAAGGGATAGAGTAATATGAAGAGGTACACGAGCGCGACAATCGCGCCTCTCACGATCCCCCATGCGAGCCATTCTCTCCAGCGTCGATGACGAGCATGAGAACGAACGCGCTTCGCACCTCCGAGACGTTGAGCCTTCTCGTGCCCAGGGGGAGGTTGAAGGGCTTCGATCTTTGAGCCGACTGCGAACAGCGTCACGGGCTCAGGGACGCCTTTGAATCTGTAGAGCCCCACACATGCGAAGCGGGTTCCTTGTGGGGTCGTTCCGTTGACTTGATGTTTCACTCGCCTCATCGCATCAGCGGTGAGGATGACTTGACCCGCTCCACATACGCTCATTGTTCTTGCGGCGATGTTCTTCGCGACGCCTTCGAGCTCGATACGTTTCGCGCCTACAGCTACATCGAGCTCGTGCTGTTGGATCTCGACGACTGATCCCCAATGAATCCCGATGCGTGCTTGCAAGTGGGTCTTCAGGGGGACCTCTGCCTGATAATACAAAGCCCAGTTGAGCGCATCGATTGGTCGGTCAAAACTCAAAAGAAATCCGTCGGAACGGTCGATCTCTCGACCCCGAAATCGATATAGTAGCGACCTCGCAAGGCGGTCGTGATATTGTAGCCAAGTCGCGGCGCGGACTGCGCCCACCCGAGACACAAACGCGGTCGAGCCGATTAAGTCGATCAATACTATGGTTAGATTTCGTTGCTTGAGCTCCATGTTTTCTCCGTGTTTCGGGGCTGTGTTATTATACCGTGAAAAGGAGATCCACATGAACGCAGAACGAATTGAGCGGATGATCGCTCGCGCATATGAGGCTCACGCGATGAACGTCGTTGAGCCTCCACGGAACATGTATGTCAATGATCGAGGAGAGCTACTCCACAAGGATCGTGCTGGCGAGTACTACGAGGCGACCGCAGAGAACAACGGGCACACGGGAGCCGAGATCATACGTTACATCCGAGAGGGACTCGAATGGCCCAAGGACACACCATATCTCAATTCTTGGAATTTGAAACTCGGGGGCTTCTCTTGGTGTGGAGCTTTCGCGGCTTGGTGTGACATCGAGCTGAGATCTGATCTACGAAAGAAAGTGCTCCCCTCTACGTATCGCCTCTGGGAGCATTGCCGAGGCACAGAGCGGGAGATCCCTCTCGATCAGATTCAACGGGGTGACATTGTCGTCATCGGGAAGAAGACCTCCAAACGATGGGGGCAACACATCACCCGAGCGGTCGAGGTAACTCCGACTCACGTACTCACCATTGAAGGGAACGCTCACGGAAGGCTCGGAGATGGCTCATGGGGGGAAGGCGTTGTGACACGTCGCCGTCCATTCAAGGGGCATCAAGAGGGGCGTGAGAGTTGGATTATGTTCGCATATCGTTTCACCGATGAGGATTACCAATGAGAACACACAATCCCCGTCCGTCATGGTTCGAGCGGATGCAAGAGCTCACTGAGATCTCGGAGAGCCTGATTCAAAAGGCGATGACCTCCGAGAACGTGGGGCCGTCCGAGCCGATCGCGCATGACGTCAACCCTTGGGACAGCACCGCAGCATATGGAGATTCGTATCGGAGCACTGAGCATGAGGGCACGATCGGCCTCGACTACGAGGTGCTTCGTCGTATGTCTAATGTCCCCGTAGTGTCTGCGATCATTCAAACCCGCGTCAATCAAGTCGCGGAGTTCTGCACACCTCAAAAAGATAAATACTCGGCGGGCTTCGTGATCTCACCACGAGACTCCGACGCTGAGATGACTGATGAGCTACGAGACAAGATCAACGAGTTGACTCGGTGGCTAGAGAGCTGTGGCGAAGGGTACAAGTACGGGGGCGCTGATTCGTTCGAGGCGTTTATCCGAATGGTCCTCCGAGACTCGCTGACCTTCGATCAGTGCGCTTTTGAGATCATGAAGAATCGAGGCGGAGAAGTCACGGGGTTTATCCCCGTCGATGCTTCAACGATTCGGCGCTCTGCGATCTCTGATGAGGAGAAAGCGGAGGGCCGAAGAGACTGGGAAGACTCTGCATTCATTCAGGTCATCAACGGGAAGAAGGTCGCGGAGTGGGATGCTGATTCTCTCGCTTTTGGGATTCGTCGTCCTCGCACTTGGGTCTATTCGAGAGGATACGGGCATCCTGAGCTTGAGGAGCTCGTGCGTGTGATCACCTACCTCGTTAACGCGGAGACGTACAACGCGAGCAACTTCACGAACGGGATCCATGTAAACTCGATCCTTTCGGTCAAAAGTAAGATGAGTCCTCAAGTGTTTCGTGCGTTCAGGCGAGACTTTTACGCGATGCTCTCAGGAGCCCATCAAGCAAAGCGTACTCCGATTCTTCAACTCGACCCCGAAGCAAACGAGGAAGTATCGAGCGTGAATCTCGGTCAGAGCGCCGAGGAGATGGGGTATTCGACTTGGATGGGCTATCTGACGAAGGTTGCATGTGCGATTTATCAGATTGACCCCGCCGAGCTCGGCTTCGTCTTCGGCGCGGAGGGAGTATCGACCTCTTTGAGTCAGGGAGGACCAGAGCAGCGCATCCTCGCCTCGAAGGATCGGGGCTTGCGTCCGTTATTGAGGCAGGTTCAGGGATGGATCAACCGATGGATCATTCATCCCATCGACCCCGAACTAAGCTTCAGGTTCGTCGGGCTCGACGCGAAATCCGCAGACAGTGAGCTCAAGCGACGAGTCGACGAAGTGAGCCATTATCTCACGATCAACGAAGTACGCGCAGATGCAGGGCTTGAGCCTCTGAAGTCAGGTGGCGACATCATCATGAATCAGACGTTCGTGACTGCGCTCATGGGAAGCGATGGCGCAGAGGGCGAAGTCTCTTCGTTTGGAGAACCCGAAGAGAGCATGGAGGATGAGGGCTCAGGGATTGCTGAAGAGAGCATGGAGGATGAGGGCTCAGGGATTGCTGAAGAGAGCATGGAGGATGAGGGCTCAGGGATTGCCGAAGA